CCTGAGGAAATGGCTCAGGTAATGTATAGCCTTAACTATATGGCTCAGGTTCAAGGAGCAGTTCCCAAACAAGTGATGAAACGGGTTACTCAGAGAACTAGAGGACTGAAGTTTGAGGAGAGGATGTCATCCATAAATGCTGATATGGATAGGCTTAGCTTGTTCCTTGAAAGGTCTGAGGATGAAATGCAAAGGGTGGCGGATAAGATTAAGGCTGACCTTTCCATATCTGAGCCAAGGAGGGTTAGTGTTATAAATCAAGATGTAAGAGCATATTGGGATACTAACTTAGAACATAACCCTCTCAGGACTATGCCACGTGGTCAAGATACTGATGCTGGAGCTTTTCTGTCTCACCACCTAGAGGGTGCTGGTGACATTTTAAGAGAGTTTGCTAAAGAATACCCTGATGGTGGTTATATATTTGAGAAGTTTAATAGGTATAAGAACAATTTAGAGTTTAGAGATTGGACTGACCCACTTAGTGCTAATGAGTTGGTAAAGGTAGATGAAACCAAGAGGCTATTGGAAGGTTTGCCAGTAGATGATGATTTTGGTCAATTCCTAAAGTCCTTTATGTTCGATACGTTGAATAGGGATAAATCAACCATTAGGTCTAAATTACCTAGGCTTAGGCAGTTAATAGAAGATAGGTTAAAGAACCCTCCAACTGTTGAGGCATTTGACCGTAATTTAGCAAATGCTTATGGGCGTTACTATGACACCCTTATGGCTAAGTCCATTAACGCCTCTGATAACCGTATGGCTGACATAGCCCGCAGGAGAGAATACTTTGCCAGAGCTACGGCTAGAGACCTGAAAGACCCTGATTTCTGGGAGCAGTTCTATCTAGAAACCGATGCTTTCTGGGAGAGATTTGACCTAGAACAGTTGGACTTCGATGACCTTCTCCAATCAGTGGCTAAGGAGATGAATCAAGTCCAAGGTGTGAAATATCCTACCAGACCTCCAGTCAAGGTTACTGATAGAGCCTTGGCTCCTCAAGATATAGCTACAGTTCTTGGTGTTAGGATGGATGACATTACCAAGAGCTTGATGGAGTCTATGATGCTAAGGCAGGATAGAGCCAGATTTACCCGTTACGTTATGAACCATGTAACTCCTGATGATGTAGGATTTACTCCCGAATCAGTTGGTAATGTTTATGACCAGATTATGTGGAGTCTGCAGACCGACCCTAAAACTGTGGACTGGATGACTCCTAGATTAAAAGAGCTACAGGATATTAACAACCAATTACACCAGCTTTATAATTCCAAGTTACTACCTGATGAGGAACTGGCTGAGATAGGTAGATATGTAGATGATATAGCTAGACAGGTGGAGGATATGGTTTATGAAGCACCAACTAGGGTTGCTGCAGTAGCAGTAGAGCTACACCCAAGGCCTAGTGAACCTGGTGCTGTGTATGATTTATCATATAAGGGTAGAAGGGTTGGTACTGTTGAGTTTGAGGTAACGGCAAATCAGATAGCTATAAACAAGGTTAATATTACTGAGAAGGGTGTTATGGGTAAGGAACTGCTTGGTGGTATATTGGATGATACTTATAATATAGCTAGGCGTTCTGGCATCCGTGAGGTTGTAGCTTTACCTAGACCAGGTGAGGTCAGAATATATAAGTCAGTTGGCTTTAGGGAATTGGAGGAAACAGGAGCTTTTATTATTGATGTTCCAAAGTTGCCACCTACCAAGTTGGGTGTTCCTCCTAAGGGAGTCAAACCTTTTGTTAAATCTGAGTTCAAGGATTACAACTCCATGCGTCAAAAAGCTGCGGATGAAGCTACCAAATGGTACTACAAGGAGTTCACCGACTATACCAACGCCAATGTTTTTGACGCTATTATGAAAACCATCTATCCCTATTGGACTTATGAAACCCAGCGTTGGTTCTGGCTACCTTTGGACTTATGAAACCCAGCGTTGGTTCTGGCTACCTCGTAGTTTTGTCCGTCATCCAGGAACCTTTACAGGCTTTGAACGTTGGCAGAACAATACCGATTATGGTTATGTGCACATTCCAGGTACAGCTATGGACTATAATCCATTCCGAGGTACGGTCTATGGTACACTAACCACCAGATTGGCTAGGCGTGACTTCCCAGAATACTATGATAGCTTTGGTAAAGCAGGAGACTTCATAGAGTTTAATGATTTCCTCAGCCGTTATGGCTTCTATCCAGGTGCCCATATAGGAATACCTCTAGCAGTATTTGGTGGTGTTGAAGCCCAATATGGTGAGACTATGCCATCCATACCCAAGACAGCATTGGATTTTCTAATAGCTACCTTCCCTGATAATGAATCAGTTAGGTTTATCAGTGACAGGATATTTGGAGACCGATTCCGTAATTATCTAACCATCCTCCAAGTAGCCCGTAGAGGTGGAGATGGTACTCTGATATTCTCCAAGATGCAGGAGAACAAGGAGTTAACCGATGAAGAACAACAGTTATGGGCTGATGCCCGTAGAGAGGTAGGTTGGTACTCTGCTGGCTTTGAACAGTTTGCTATGTTCCGTATGCGTACTGATGAACAATATAAAATGTATGAGGAATCAGCCAAAGTCATAGAGGAAATGACTGGCTATACCCCAGACCAACAGGACTGGCTAAGAAAACATGGCTATCGTCTATGGGATATGGTAGGTGGAATGTCCCCCACTGAGCAGGCTACTTTGCAAGAACTAGAATATTACAAGTGGATTGGCAATGTTCGTCCTCTGCTACCAGGTAAACAACAAACTATTCTTAACCAAATAGAGCTGGCTTGGGATGATGTTAGAAGGTATGGTGACCAGTTACAACAGGAAAAATTAGTATTACAGAGGGACTTTCTTGCTGGCAGAATAGGTTCAAGGGATTATGGAGAACAACTATCAGCTGTCTATTCCAAACAACGTGAATATGTGGATAGGAAGATAGAGGAAAATCCACTAATGGATATAGATAACAGGGTTGAGTACTATAAAAAGTATAATGTTCCTCAGCCTGTTCTTCATCCAATGAGAGAGTTGATGAACCTCTATTTTGAGATAGAGCTAGAGGAGAAGATAGACGAGGAAACTGGTGAGAAAATCAAAGACTGGGATAAATTCTGGGCTATGCGTGAAGCTATTGATGCAGCCATTCCTGATGATTATAGAGAGGAGTGGGATGATTACCTAAAGAAGAATTCAACCAGTCTAGAGCAGTTGAGGAGAGAACACAACCAATATATCAAACCTTACAATGGTATATGGGAAAGGATTCTAGAGGAATATACTCCAGAGGAACAAAAACTAATCAAGGAGCATCAATACCTTGTTAAGACTGGTACTGGCTTAGAACGTAGGGCTATAATAGAAGCCACAATTAGGGAAACCACTGGCAGGAAGCTAATATCCAATTTCCGTTCTGATATTAGTAATGCTAGACAAGCTCTAAGATATGCTAATCCATTCCTAGATGCCGTCCTTTACTATTGGGGTAGGACTACTACCTTCCAAACTCCACAGGCAGAGGAAGCATACAAACAGTTATGTAAGGACACTGGGAAGAGTATATAAGTAAATATATAATACTATTGTAATGATTATATAAGTATACCAATAGAGACTTGACATAATAGACTGAGTATGTTATAATAGGAATATAGACTAGAGATAGGAGGTTGAAATGGCTGAGAACTTTACCTTTAACCATGATGGTTCCGTTGACTTACCCATAGAGGGTGTAATGACCCGCTTCGTCAAGGAATCTGATTTGTTGGCGGTGAAAGGTGGTTCCGAGCAAAAGGAAAAAGATTGGGAAAACGAAAAAGCCTCATTCAATACACAACTAGCTGAGGCTAATCGGCTCAGGGATGAGTCCAATGCTTTACTTTTGCAGGAACGGGCTGCTAAAGAGCAGTTAGCAACCAAGTATGCTGACTATGACACTCATAAGGTTAGAGTGGGTGAGCTAGAGGCTGAAAATGGTACTCTCAAGGAGAGTATTAGCAAGTACGATGAGGAACTTGCTGGACGGATACGCCATAATCTGATAATGTATAATGGTGCATCCGAGGAAGCTGTAAAGGATAAAACTTTACCTCAGCTCAGAAATCTTGAGGAAGCTGCTAGAGTATTTGGTAATGGTAATAAAGGCAAAGAGGGCGTACCAGCCAGATATGATGGTGGTCAAGGAGGTCCTGCTGGTGGAAGTGTTCCTGAATCTGCGTTGGACAGAGCCAATAGAATTCTTGAGGAACACGATGCCAAAAAGGGCAAAGTGAGAATTACTTAAAGGAGGTAAACTAATATGGCGAGTAGTGGTGGGCATTGGAAAACTTTAGCCGAGGCTCAGAAGTTAACCCAAAGCCATAAGATACCTGGCGTCTTTGAAGAAGATATTAAACGTAACAACCCTTTAGAAAGGTTGCCAGTAGCACAAGCTGCAGGAACAGGTCTCAAAATAGAGTGGTTAAGGGAAAATACAACCACTGAGTCTGCTGTGACTGAGGCTGCTGTTGGTGAACAGTTATCTTGGGGTGAGGATGTAGAATATACTGAGGTAGAGTCAACCCTCAGGTATGTTTATATCCAGAGGAAACTAGACCGTTACGTCCAGAATATCTATGGCACATATAATGACTATAGGGCACAGGTGCTATTGGAATGTGAAAAAGGCTTAAAGCGTAAACTAGGTGACCGTCTTATCTATGCGGATACTACTTATGGAGGCTCACCTACCCAAATGGATGGTCTCCATGCGTTAGTAGCCGAGAGAGGTACACCAAACTCAGCTTCAGTGGTAGCTAATTCAGACCTTAACCTTGACGGTGAGGATGGTGGTCTCCAACTTAGCCTGCTTAGACGGATGGTTGATGCTATGGTATTTGGTTGTGACGAGATTTGGGTTCCGCCAGAGATAGGTATTCGTATTGATGCAGCCTATTCTGAAAAAGGACTTTGGTCTACTGATAGCTATTATTCCCATGGCGATATTAGTCTGTTGACCAGAGGTATGAACCAGATTGGTATGCCAATAATGTTTTGGATGGGTATACCAATAATTAGAACTGATTTCTTGGTTGATGAGGAATCTGGTACTGGCACTGGTGCTACCTCAAATGCAAGGGTTGTTTATAGCTCAGACCGAACCTTCTCTGTGTTTGGACTCAAGTTCGGTAATGTCTTAGCTAGAGAGCCTGGTGTAACGTTTGCCTATGGTGGAACTGAAGGTGAAGGTGACCTTTATGAGCTTTGGACTTGGGACCGACTGGAAGACTATAATGCTGGTGGGATGAGATTAGATTCTTATAGCACGGTGCTTCTAGGCTCGACCAAGTGTCTAGCGAGAATCCACGATGTGGACAATTCTGCTGTAGTAGCATAAAAGGCTAGGGTGAGCCTGAAATCACCCCAATAAATTAAGGAGTGACAGAATGAGTAGAACAAACCATGATTTAAGGAGAGACCATGGCAGAACAATCTATATGCCTGAGTATTACGAGGGAGAGTCAGGTTGGACTAACCTAGCCTTTCCTGATGTCTATGCTGCGGATGATGCATCAGCCCTTTATCCTCGTGGCACTAAGTTAGAACAGGGTGAGAGAGTACTCTACTATGGAACATACCGAGGTGTGGCTAATAGTAGTGCGTCAGCCAATACTGTTACTGCTACCAATGGTGATGACTTGTTTGGTAAGTTTCTTTTTACCTGTGCATACCAGCAAGATATGGCAAATAATTTATTGGTGAGGAAAGTAGCAGGTGAGCTGTCCATTGTTTATAACACCACTGTTGATGATGGTGCTAGAGCAGATAACTGGTATTCAGGTGGCTGGGTCTGTGGCAAAGATACAACTCCTAGTGATGAACGGTTTTTCCAGCGTTTTATTGTGAAGCATGATTATCAGGCTACTGGTTCTAAAGCACAGAAGATTTGGAATGAAACCAACAAGTCCTTTACAGTTGTTGACCTGAGTGCATATACGTATGCTAGTGTGTTGGAGCTTGACCAACCGATAATCAATGCTAAGACTAGTATGGCTACTACTATAATGCAAAACGAGTGGAAGCATGGTGTTTGGATGAATGATACAGGTTACCAGCATTATAGAAATTGTCTTGGTGCCTGTATGCATAATAACCCAACTGCTACTCGACATGTTTGGTTCCAAACTTGGGGACCAATGTTTTGTCCTCATGTCCATGCAGCCAATGTGGGTGCCGCAGAGAATGAAAGAGTGGTTATGCTTATGTCTGATGGTTCCGTTCAGGTAAGAGAAAGTACTTATGACTATATGGACAGCCATTATCCTGTAATTGGTCATATCCTTGCTGATACCAAGTTTGAATTGGCAACACTTACGGATGAAGGTCTGCCTATGATTTACGTCCAGTGGAGAAAGTAAGGAGGAATTAGGGAGAGTGGTTAATAGCTGCTCTCCCTAAAAAGTTGAAATGCCATTATACGAGTATGAGTGTTGTGGGATTAAGTTCGAGGAATATCATAGAATAGCTGATAGATTTAATGCCGTCTGTCCTATATGTGGTAGACCTGCAAGGTTATTGGTCTCAGCTTGGGGTAGAGTAATCTTTGCCTCCTATGATACTGTAGTAGGACATGACGGCACCATACTTAGTAGAAAACAGACTACGGATACTATTCCAGCATTACCTGAGAAAATTCATGGAGGTAGATTTTAATGCCATTAGCAGTTGAATCATTGACCCCAGACAGTCCCATAACAGCTATTAGAGGTGCCATATCCAAGTCCATAGAACAGTGTATGGATGAAGGAAAGGAACAAAAACAATGTGCTGCCATAGCCTATGATATTGCTAGGGAGAAAACTGGCAAAGAGTTAGGTGAGGGTAAACAGCAATAAGGAGTTGAAATGAAATTTAGTAGATGGATGACAGCTACAGTAGATATTGACAGGGCGACTGAGTTTACAGGTGATGATGTTGACCAGTTTTCCGATTTGATTGACTTAGGTGATGATTATGAGTTTATCACCGTGATATTTGGTTCAGCCATTACCAGTTCTACATTAAACCCTTATATCCAGAGAGATGGTTCTATTGCTACTGTTCCTGTAATAGTCCATGCACTGGATGATGATGCAACTGGAAGTTTTGCCCATGCTACTACGGCTGCAACAACTCAGGTTGCAGTAACATTTAGGGTTGGTGGAGCACAATACTTAAGGATGCGGTTTGGTTCTAATCAGAGTGCTGATAGGACTTTATACGTCCGTGGCTTTAATAGGGGGTAGTAGTGAGGACTATTAGCTCATCCTTACAAGCTGCTCAGGAAGCATCATCGGGTACTCCCTATGTTGCTTTGGTGTTTATTAGTGCCAGTGGTCCTGGAGGTGGCTCGTATAACTATACTAGCAGGTTGAAACTGTTAGAACACCACGAGGAACCTTATAATGATTATGCTACTATTATGCTGGACAACCATGATAGAGGAGTAGTGAATCTAACTGGTTATTATGTGTCCATAGTTTACGGGTATGATGGTGATGGTGTCATCTCACCTAGGTTGTGGGTAAAATCCCAGTATGATGTTTCTATGGAAGGGAAGTTAGTTTCAGTCCTGAGTCTTGAGGGAGCCTGGTCCTTAATGGGAGAACAATTGGTAAGAGTTGGTAGTCCTCCACTCTATAATGATACACCTTATACCACCAGTACTGTTTATGGTATACTACAAACCCTCCTAGGATATGAGTTACCTATTGCTACTGGATTTAACTTTTCCTTAGAGGCTTTAGGTGACCAGGATGATGGCATAATCAACACCTTCATCCCTCAGTTCTCTCCTAACCAAGTAGCCTTTGATGACTTTAATACGTTGGTTCAAACGTTAATGGCTATGACCCATTGTTACTTAAGGGCTAAGGCTGGACTGGTATTTCAGGTAGTTTATCCACATGAGGATGACGCTGTAAATGAAGCCTATTATTCCTACAAACCTCATTGGTTCTTTGAGTATGCCGAGCAGTATAATGTATCCGTACCCAACCACATTATTGTTTTCTGTAACCAGCAGGAGGATGGCTGGGTAGCTGAATCTGTCATTACTGGTGAGGCTCAGGATGATACCCAGATTAGTAAATATATGGAGGTCATTGGTTTAGAAACTGCTCCTACTATAACTAATCAAACCGATGCTGATAATAGGGCGGCAGCTATACTGACCAAACAAAGGGCTGAGATATTATCTGGTAGGTTAGTAGTTCCACATGATTGCAGGGGGCTGAGATATTATCTGGTAGGTTAGTAGTTCCACATGATTGCAGGGTGGAGCTATACGACAGGGTTAGAGTATATGATGCGAGGGGAACATAATGGGTGATGTGATACCAGGATTGATAACTATAGGAACATCTACTAGTGGTCACAGTATCATAAATCAGAATATGATTACCAGAACTCCTAATGGTGACCTATATGCTTCTGCTGGTGATATGGGACAGAACCATGACCTTGATACGTCCGAGGAACGTCCAATATGTATTTGGTATTCCAATGATGATGGTGCCACTTGGGTAGTAAGCAGGGAAATTTATGTGGATAATGTTTCAACAGACCAGCATGAAAAGTTTGGTGGTGGAGCTAATGCAACTTGCATTGCCAGTGATAGTGAGGGATATGTCCATATAGCCTTTGGCGTAAGACATAGAGTAGGTGCATATCCTTCTGTCAAGTCAATTAACACTGTTATCTATCTGCATGGGAAGCATGGAGATTGGGGAGGAATATATAATATATTTCAGGTAGATAGTGATGATGTCCTTGATTGTCTCCCTTCAGTGACAAGCCTGGCGGTTGACAGTAATAATTTAGCCCATCTACTTTTCTCATATCGTGGGATGGATACTGTTTCTGTTAGACATATCTGGGACCCTGGTAGTGGTACATTCTCCCAAGAATTACTCCACAATCACAGTGACTATCACTGCCAAAACAAGTTGGTTATTGATAGCAATGATACTATCCATGTGACTTATGGTATTGCTAAGAGTGCAGGTGGAACCACTGTAGAAAAGTTCTATTATAAGGCTAAAGCTGTTTCAGGAGGTTGGGGCAATACTGTCTATGTGGGTATGGATTCAAACCCTTGGTATTATGGTGTTGCATTGGCTGTGGATAAGGATAACAACCTACATATGGCAACAAGTAACTCAGGACAATACAGACAGCGTTCAGCGGCAGGTGTGTGGAGTAGCATAGAGGATTATGGTCTTTCGGGTTTTGATGAGCCAAGCCTTGCTATTTCACAGGATGGAATTGTTC